CATCTGTAGGTAGGTTTGGATCATATAGGTCACGCTGAACTCCGCCCTTGCGAACAACTTCTTCGTTGAACTGGCGCGCGTAAAACGTTCCATCTTTACTAGCAGTAAATGCTTCTTCAGGGCTACCTGGGTATTCCTGAAAAATATCTCCGCCCAATTCGCGGCGCTGAGCTATCCAGAAATTCTTTTGCTCTACATCTAACTTGCGATCTGTCTTGAACTCTAGCTGTTTAAAGTACTCAGCAGCTTCGTCGTCAATAGCTTGGTCTATGTCAAGTATACAATCAGGATCATCAATCCACGAAAGAAATACAGGATAGAAGTCTTTAGGTGCAAGCTGACCAGACTCAAGAGCTAATACTGAGTCATCCCAGATTGTCTTAAACATGTTCTTGCCTTCAGCAGTGCTCTCTATTACACCAGTGTTGCCGCGGGCAAGTGCCTGAAGAGTACCTGTCTTTACTTCTTTAGCTCGCTTAGGTGAATTATTAGCTATCTTGCCCATCTCCGAAATATGAAGTCGCTGCAACGTAGTAGATCGGAAAGATACACGAATAAATATAGTAGAACCATTGTTAAATGAAAACTCTTTGGTGTTATCTTTTTCAAGAACGGCTTGACTAAAGTTTTTAACGTGAGGGTCTAGTGTATCCCACAAGAATTTAGCGCGCTCAAGGAGTGTAGAAGCTTCGTCTGTGCCTTGGGCCATAAGACCAATGTTCATAAACGGCGCCCACACAGCATCATCAAAATAGCTAACAAGCCAGAATGTTGATATTCCTTGCTGTCTAGACTTTAGTATGATAATACGTGGGTGTTTACGTGTAGCTGCATAAACTACATGTTGTGCGTAGTTCATTCTAAAAATACAAGGCTCACCATATTTGTCAATGACAGAGTAAAGATTGTTGATACGCCAGAGTTTGTTACTTAGATAGCGGCGTTCAAAGTCTTCAGGTTTTATATTGTTAGCTGGCGGGTTATCAAAAAACTGGTAGTGCCCAACTAAGTCTGGGTAAAGCTCATCAAACTGCTCTTGTGTTATTCGGAGATTAATCACTTGGAACATCTCCCAGGTATTGGTTGTATTTAGGTGTGTTGTTATCAGTGTAATTGTTTTGTACGTTGACTTGCGTCATGTTTTTATTAATAAACGAAGTCTGCAGCTTACACAATATATCAGTGATAACTTCTAGCTCAGATACATGTTCAATGCTAAGCAGCAACGACCGTGCGCGCGTATTTATTTGTTGTGCCGTAGTTTGAAATTCTGCGCTAAGATGTTCAAGCCCTTTTAGCTTTTCTGTAAATTCACCAAGTGCTTCTTCTGCACCTGGCAGCTCACTTAGCTTATCAGCTACTTCACTAAGAATAACATTGTCCATGTTAACAAGTTGGTCAATAGTACCATTACGCTTAGCATCGTCGTATTCTCTGCGAAGCTTTAGCACAGCGCCATAGCTAATATCTAGATCATCAGCAATGTCTTTAGGCGCTGTGTCATTTTGCAATAATGAAATGACTTTGTATTTTTGCTGATTATCCATTTACTCAGCTCCAGGTTTGGTAATATGTTCCTGCTTGTATTCTTTAAGAAGGTTAACAACCAAGCCAGAGAAGTTTAGATTTAAACGTTCACAGTGATCTTTAACTTCTCTAACAACTTGCTCATCATCAGGTCGTTTATCTTTAGTGCTGAAAGTAAATATAGCCATGATAGTAGTTCCTGTTGTATATTAAACTTATATAAAATATTATATCTTAACACTGTGTACATGTAAACGTTTTTGTTATATAATGTAAAAGTAGTTAATAGTAACTCATAAACCAAGGAACTCACCATGTCTACTACTACAACAGACGGTATTCCGACTTACGAGAGTCGGGTAAACGAAGTCATTACTGCAGCAACTAAAAGTGATGACGGCAAACTTGTACTCCCAGAAGGAACAGATGAAGGTTTAGCTTATTCAGCTATGGCAGAAATTCGTCGTCGTGACACACAAGGCGCGTATACCAAGAATCAGCAGCAGCTTAAAGCGCTACAGGCTGAAAATGAAAAGCTTGCATCTTCGTGGGAAAGCGACGCTGTTGCAAACCTTAGCTCAACCGAACAAGCTAAGTTGGAAGAGCTTAAAGTCCAAGACCCAGATACTTGGCGTTCAGAAATTGCTCGCTTAGAAGAAGAAAAGCGTGGTAAGTTTAAAGAAAAGCGTGAAGCTATCACCGTAGAAGCTTCTCAAATGACAGAGCTTGAACGCCGTAGCTCTCAACTTGAGCAGTTCAACAAAGACAACCCGGACATTGAACTAACTGATGAAGTTATTGAAAACGACATCCCTCCTCGCATTACTCGCAAGCTGGAAAAAGGTGAAATTAACTTTGGCGATTACTTAGCTGAAGTTGCTGCTTATTTAGGTAAACCTAAAAAGCTTGCGCCAGGTGAAACAGCTCCAGACACTCCAGACTTTGCTGGTGTCCGCAGTTCAAATAGTCCTACTACTGAAGCACTTAAAGGCCAAAGTAAAAACGACTATAAGAAGGAAATTTTCTGATGTCAAAATTATTTATTGGTACTAAAGTTATCAGCGCTTTGTTTATGACAAGGCAAGACTACAATGATTACCGTGGTTGGCAGCTTCTTGAAGACGAAAATGGTAGCGACAAAGGCTACTTGGTTGAATACAGAGATGGCGGACCAAGTAATCACGCAGATCATGCTGGCTATATTAGCTGGTCACCGGAAGCTGTGTTTAATAGCGCTTATCAAACGTCTGGTACATTGTCATTTGGCCATGCCATTGAGCTAGCTAAAGACGGTTACAAGATAGCTAGATCTGGTTGGAACGGCAAAAATATGTTTGTGGTTTACATGGAACCGCTGTATTTGCCTCCATACAACACAGCAGACACTAATCGTAAAGTAAACGACCGCACAGCTAAGTTTATTGGTGAAGATAAACCACTTGACTGTCAACCGTACTTTGCAATGTACAATGCACAAGAGCAATGGATACCTGGTTGGCTAGCAAGTCAATCTGATATGCTTGCTGAAGACTGGTGTATTGTCTAAATAAAATTAATAAGTTTACTTTGACTATACAATCTGATAAAATAGGTATAGATGAAGACAACTGCTTAAGCGTTCTGTAGGTGCTACACCGCGGCGGCAGTTGACTACAAGGTCTCCGGCTTGGAATCACCTAACGTCTATTACACTCATCATTCTAACCTTAAAAGGCAGACAATTATGTCTACTGGTATTGTTAAGGTTGGTTCGGACCTTGAACGTCGTAAGTGGATGCGTGAAGGATTGATTCAAAAAGCTTCTATGTCTTTTTGGAACGCCTACACCGGAACATCTAAAGACGCTATTGTTTTCCAAGCCAACAACGAAAACTCAGGTGAAGGCCATACTGTCGTATTCGACTTTGATGGCAACATTTCTGGCAAAGCAATCAAAGGCAAAGATACTGCTTTTGGTAAAGGCGAGCAGAAAAAGAAATTTTCTGACAAAATTACTGTTGAGCGCTACCGTCTTGTTGTTGACAACGGTGACAAGTTTGACGGCGTAAACATTGGCGATTTGCAAATCAACGAACATTCCGATTCTCGCTCGAAACTTGGCGATTTGTGGATTCGTTGGAAAGATCAAGCTTTGTTTGATAGTGCACAAGGTCTACTTGAAACCAACGATGACGGTGTTCAAGCTCCTTCGCATACTATCGACCTTGGCGCTACATTCACTTTCAACCAGCTGCTTGACATTGAGCGCACGTTGAAAACTTCAAACGGCTACACAACTGGCGGCGTTCGCCGTCCTCTTGATCCGTTCCGTGTTGAAGGCAACGATCGGCCTGTTTGGATCTTTGTTGTTGATTCTGCAATGGCTAACGTTCTGCGTAAAGACACTGCTGGTTATCAGACTCTGATTCGTAGCGGTGATATTCGTGGCAACAACAACCGTAACATCTCAGGTGTTATTGGTCAGCTAGGTTCTATGCTGATTGTTGAAGCTGCGCAGTTCTTTGGTTCTACTAGTGGTTCTACTCTTGGCTTTAGCTTGAACGACTCAGAAGTTGAAATGAGCGGCTTGCGTCAATACGATGGTACCGATCCTACAACTGCACTCTGGACTGGTCAAGAAGGCTTTGATTATGCTTCTAGTAATCTGCACTCTCGCGGTGTAATTCTTGGCGCTGGTGCACTACAGATTGCCATGGGTAAAATGCCAGATTATCGCTGGCAGCCGTCTCAAGACTTTGCAATCAAGTCTGAGTCTGCATTGGAGGTTTGGACTGAAGTACGTAAGACCAAGCTTAAAGCCGAAAACGCTAACTACAAAGCTGCGAAAGTATCTGACATCGATTACGGTGTTGTTACTGTCGACTTGCTTGTTGGCGCATAAGGAGAGTTGAATCATGGCTTTCACTGATAAAACTCGAATCGGTAGTTCCCACCAGAAAAAGCATAACTGTCAAGCAGTTATTCAAGTTAGCTCTGAAGAATACAAAGAGTTTAACGCTGCTGGAAACTACCTGGTAGTAAACCTACCTCCGCTGGCCATTGTAGTTAACGCTTACGTTCATACGCTTGTAGCGTCTGACGCAGGTGCAGTAGCTCTTGGTACAACTGAAGGCGGAACGGAAATTATGAGCGTTGGCGACTCTACTATTGTAGGTGAGTCTGGCTCTTTCACTGGTCAAGTAGCAACAGGCACAGGTACTCCGCTGTACATGTCTCTTGCAGCTGCGGCTACTGAAGGTAATTTCCTGGTTGTTGTTGATTATCTGGAATTCACCAAGAATACCGGTGAGTATACCAAGATCAACAAGTAAAGCAAATAGCCTTTGGCTTGATGCATAAAGGCCGCTTAATCTTGAGCGGCCTTTATTTAGAGGTGTAGTTAATGGCGACTCGAATAGAGAAAATACTTTCAAACGCCAGGCTAACACTGGCCGATCCAAATAAAGAGCGTTGGGACGATTCAACTCTTATAGCTATACTTAATGAAGCTCAGATTGACTTTTGCCAGCAAACTCAAATGCTTCATACACGCATTAATGTACCTATCTTTGCTGACAACCCTTATTTTGAATTGCCAGACAACTGCTGGCAATTGACCCGCGTACTTTACAAAAACAGCGTTATTCCTTTAGTTACTCACCAAGAACTTGACTCTAGCAACGCCGTTGATTTGCGTAGTTATGCTAGCTTGTCTATTTCTGGTGAAGATTGGGAAACTCATAAAGGCGTACCTGCAGCTATTGTTTATGATCGAGCTAATATGCTGGAAGGTAAAGTTTACCCTATTCCAGATGAGCGCTTTAGATCAGAGCAAGATGTAGGTTATTTAGGTGTAACTGCTTCTGTTGAAGGTGCAACACTACTTAGTGATTACGGTGTTGTTACAGATGTACTAGACAGTGATTCAGTAGACATACAGTACGATGCAATTTTTGGTGTAGTTTCTAACTTTAGATTAGAAGACATTGTTTCATACCTTAAATGCTATTTTCTAAACAATCCAGCTGACTTAGTTGATGCAACTAGTGTGCCTAGCATACCTAGTATGTACGATATTGCACTTAAATTTTATGTTTGCGGTCAAGCGTTCATGAACGACATAGATACCGGTTATCAGCAAAAAGGCGGTGATCAAATGCGTATTTATGAACGGCATATTAGAAACGCTAAAAAAGATAGTGCTCATGATTTTACTAGAGCTGGACAATTTGAAACAACGTATAGAAGCGGTGTATAATGAAGCTACAACGGTTTGATGGCGGCATAGCTAGTCGCTTAGCTCCTCAACTGTTAAATATTAATCAAGGCGCTGTTTATGAAAACATAGACAATGCTACAGGCATTCTTACACCAGTAAAAGACAAGCTTGCTACAGCTATTGAAGTAGAAAAATACGCTAAGTACTTTGTTTCAGAAAACGAGTGGCTTAGTTCAGCTATACCAACTGATTACTTAGAATTTCAAAAAGTAATGTACTCTACAGACAGAGTAACCGCTCCGCAAAAGTATTCTAATGGTGTGTCTAACAACTTAGGTATAGTTAGACCTGTAACTGCTAGTGCGGTAGCTAAAGTAGAATCTAGCACTAACCTTAGCGGTACTTATCAGTATGTTTATACGTACTATAATTCTACAGATGGTACAGAATCAGCGCCAAGTAAAATATCCGCAGAAGTAACAACAACAGATACTAAGCTAAGTGTAACTTTACCAAACACTTCAACAGATCCACAAGTTACACACAAACGTCTGTATCGCGTTGGTGGCTTAGCTACTCAATTTACATTAGTTGTACAGCTAAATAAATCTACAACTACTTATACAGATGATTTACCGTTTGCAGAATTAGACGGTAGGCAGCTAGAGTCAGATAATTATTATGAAGCACCAACAGGTTTAAAATACTTAGTTGAGTCTTACGCAATGTTGTTTGGAGCAGTTGGTTCATCTTTGCGATTTACACCAATTGGCGTACCTAATGCTTGGCCTCCAGAGTTTGAAATACAATTTGACCAAGATATAACTGGCATTGGTGCTGTCGCTAATGGCATTCTTGTATTAACAAGATTTAAAACATTTATTGTTGTTGGTACTGGTCCAACTACATTGTCTCAACAGTCTTTACGTGGTGATCAAGGTTGTATAGCGTTTGAGTCAATTAAAGAAGTAAAAGCAGGCATGATTATTTGGGCCTCAGAAGATGGTTTGTGTGCATCATCAGGTAATAACGTAACCAGCTTAACAAAAGATTTACTAGGCAGAATTGAGTTGACACCAATCAGTTCTGCAGTGTATGATGAAGTTTACTATTGCCATAATAAAGATGGCACTACTATTGCATGGGATTACAGATTCCAGCCAGTGCTTAAATGGCTAAACTTTGGCATTACAACTTTAGCTGTAGCTAACAACAATTTGTATGGAAACTACGATGGTTTGCTTTATAACTTATATAAAGGCGCTACTAATTTAAGTATTAAATATAAGTCACCACTGCTTACTGAAGGATCGTTTTCTGAAAATAAGACGTATAAAAAGGTTTACGTTCGTTCAGAAGGTGATATAATGATTAGTATACTTATTGATTTAGAAGTTGTTGCAACTTTTGAATTAACAGATACTGCTACTCATCAGTTACAAGTTCCTCAGCAACTGCAAAGAGGTTATAGCATCCAGTTCGAAGTTAGCGGCACAGGCACAATTAATGAATTAGAATACACAGTGGGGCCAAGACAAAATGGCTAATCAATCGATAATTTCTTTACCGCCGGATATAGAAGATCCAGTAGTACTTAAGCGATTCTTAGCCAGGCTTGTTGAACAGTTAGATATTGTTTTTGGTAATAAAGCCGGCCCACAGCGACAATACGTTGATCAAGATCAGCTTGGCAAGCAAGAAGATTCAAACTTAGTAAATTTGCTAGCTTTAAGTAACAGAATAGCAGCTTTAGAAAATGAAGTTTATGATACAGATGATTATGGTATAGTTACAAATGTGGAGCGCGTTTAATGAGTACGCTACAAACTGTTAACAATAGAATTAATAGTATAACTTCTCTTGTTTCACATATGAAGCAGTTTCCTCAAGCTATTCCACCTGTTAAGCATCACTTTTCTAAAGGTGTTTATGCTCGCGAAATATTTATGCCTAAAGATATGCTTGTTGTTGGTAAAATACACAAAACTAGACACTTGAACATCATATCTAAAGGAAAGTGTTTAGTAGTTACACCAACTAGACGTCTTGAAATTGAAGCGCCGTATACTTTTGAGTCTCATGAAGGTGAGCAAAAAGTTGTATACATGCTTTCAGATGTAGTTTGGACAACTATACATTTAACAGAAAGTAAAGACCTAGCTGTTATTGAAGATGAGTGTATAGCTGAAGAATACGATGAACAATTAGTTAACAAACTAATTAACAGCTTTGGAGGTGTGCCATGGCTTGGGCAGCAACAGCAGTAGCAGGTGCCACATTAGTTAGTGGCTATATGGGTTCAAGATCAGCTGATAAAGCAAGTGACGCTGCAAGTGACGCTTCAGCTGCTCAATTGTCATTTGAATATGAAAAGTACGATGATTGGAAAGCAACGTATGGCGATCTTCAAGATAACTTAGCTGATTACTATAACAATGTAACTCCTGAATATTATGCAGCAGTTGGCGTAGAAAAATTCAATGAAGAGTTTCAAGTAGGTATGAAGCGCATTGATGAAAGTTTTGCGCAACGTGGTATTGATCCAAGCTCAGGTATATCTAATAGTATTAAATCACAAGCAGAATTAGACGCTGCTGAAACACGTGCAGGTATTCGCAGAGAAGCGCCAAGGCAAGCTACTGAAGATCAAGGTAGATTTTTGCAAATTGGTCTTGGGCAAAACCCAGGTAGTTCTATTAGTAGCACTTTATCACAGCGATCAAGAGAGCAATCACTAACAGCGCAAAATGCTTCAACAGCTGCTGGCAATGCTTGGGGTGCTGCTATTCCTGCTGCTGGTAATGCTATTGAAGCTTGGAATGCAGCTCCAGCAGCGCCGCCTGCAAACACTTGGGCTAGTAATACACCTTAAGGAGTAATATAATGGCAAGTGCCCAAGAGTGGTCTGGTATTTCGCAAGGCTTTAGTCAGTTGTCACAAAACATGTCAACAGCTGATTTAAGAGCTGCACAGTTGTCTGAA